GTTTTCCTGATTTGGGCAAAGTATTCTTTAGCCTGTTGGGAAAGGTCTTTGTCATTCACTATGTAACACATCCTTTCTGCGGTAATCTGTTCCGTTTCAGGGTACATCTGTACCGTTGACAAATGCCGAAAAATCAAGGGTTTTCAAGGGTTCGGAACAGATGGTACAGATAAAATGGCAATTTGCTTATATACACATATCTTATATATTTTTTCTTATATAAGAAGAAAGTATATTCACATCTGTACCATCTGTTCCATGCTATCAAAAACAGGAAAAAAATCTTGAAAATCAAGGGGGTTCAGAACGGAACAGATGTATTGAAAATATCTGTTCCATATCTGTTCCACACGCTGTTCCAACTCCTACTGAAGAAGCACCTGTTCAAACCCGTCAAGTTCCCTCCCAAATATCATCTATTTCACTCAAAGGAATTTCAGGATATTCGATTTCCGAACATCTAAATTGCATATCAAACTTGATTTCTCCTAATTTGTGCAAAACCGTGACAATTTTATTTGAAATGGATTTCGGAAAATTAAATCCAATAGCGGAAACGGCTTTCTCTGCTGAATTTATTTTTTCTGCCACCTCTTTCCATTCCTCCAATGACAATTTTCTCATTTGTATTCCCTCCCGGTCTTACGGTCTTTGATTTCAATACGGTTCAGAAGTTCAAACCCCGCCAAACGGGTGATGTACTTCAGCACGAAAATCAGGGTGTTCACCCGCTTCTGCTGTTCATCCTCGTCACGGATGATGTTCTTTGTGCCGTGGTAGGCTGTCGGATCGTGATACCCTTCAGCATTTTCCCAAGGTTTAGGCATCGGTTTTCCCTCCTTCTTCTCTGTACCATTCTTCAATGTCACACCCAATGTCCTTCAGCTTTTTACGGGCCAACCACCCATCATCGGCTTGTTCCATCAGGTAATGTTCCCGTAGCTTCAAGGTTTCGGCATAGAACAGCTTCCACGCCAGCTTCAGGCGCTTTGGGCCAAAGCCAAATTGGGTGTGAAGCATCCACAGGATGGATGATTCTTTGTCCATGTCAAAGGCCCAATCATTTTCCACAATCTGTTTCTTGATTTCCTGATCCAAGGCCCGTTCTTCAGCTTTGTTGAACTGAACGGCGAAGATTTTACCACCGAACTTCTTAAACATCGGCATGGTATTCACTCCAAATATCATCGAAGCACACCGGAATCAGCCAATGAACCTTGTCCAACAGGATCAAGGCCACTTCCCGCATCTGCGGATGTGCGGCGGGTGAACAGCGTAATTTCAGGAAATGCCGCCATTCCCGAATGTTGGCCGTCATGACCACTTCCGTTTTCAGGCTGTTGGGAAGAACCGAACGGGCTTCTTGCGGTGTGCATCCTTCCGCCAGCATATCAAAATAGCGAATTTCCACCCCTTCACAGGCATCCCGCCAATAGTCATAGGCTCTGGAACCGGGTTCAAGGAAGCAAGGTTCAATCACCGTGATTTCCTCACCGAACTTGCCCTTGCCGTAATTACAATAGCGGGTGGATTCCTGACAGTAAGAAGCCATCCGGTGGCGGACGATCTCATGAGAAACCCCACGATCACAAATGAACTTCACCGTGAAGGAACAATGTTCCAGAACCGCTTCATGCCCACGCTTGATGATCCCGGCAACGAACTTTTCAGCGGAACCTTCCGTGATCTTATCCTCGGACTTGTAGCAGACACGGCCACATTGTTCCAGCCGCTTCAGAATGGTGGCCCCATCAATCGGGGTGATGAACTGCACATCAGGCTTGATTATTTTCATTTTCTTCAACCTCCCAATTCATTCCGGTGCTGTGACCGGTAAGGATCGAACCCTTCAGGGTAACGCTGTTCCAGCTTTTTCAAGTTTTCTTCCATGACCGTATCAAGGTCAGAACCAATGGCATCACACAAAACGGCCAAATACCAAGCCACATCACCAAGTTCTTCAATCATGTGGCGCTTGTCCAGTTCATGGCCGTGGAAGAAATGTTTCTTCACCTGTTCGGCCACTTCACCGGCTTCACCGCAAAGGCCCAAGGCACATTCCAGCTTCAGCCGATCCATGTTGGAACGGTCAGCGGTTCGCAAGGAATCCCGCATATAACGGTTAGCGTTCATCGGCGTGTTCCTCCGCTTTCAGATCGTCCAGTTCAAGAACCGTCATAATGGCGTAATTGGCAAGGTCAATCAGGGTATCACGGATAGATTCATCCTTGACTTCCTGAACCTCGGATTTGGTCAGGCTCTTGAACCGGGCCAGCTTATCCCCAAGTCTGATCCGGGGCATTGCCATTCCTTCTTCCGTGAAGGTCTGGTGAAAGCTGTCACCATAGTCATGATTTTTCATGGCGTACAAAGCATTGATTTCCTTGCAAATATCGGAATGGCGTTCCGTTTTGGTTTTAGGTAACATTGAAATCATCCTTTCTTTCAGTTGAACCATTTGATCACCGGATCACCGGTGAAGCCCTTTTCCCACACATACCACGCATAGGCAATGGCGCTTTCCGGTTTCCCGGTCATATCACCGTTTTTATAACAGGCCAGCCGGGAACGGCTGATATAAACTTTTCGGGGGGGGGTATGCCTGAAGAACTCACCCCGTTTTTGCCCCTCCAAGAACTGAACCTTCAGGAACATAGCCACTTTCCCACCGGGGCGGACGCTTTCAAGCGCCCTTTGAACAAATTCAAGCCCCATTGAATACGGCGGGTTTGTGATTATATCGCCTTCAAAATCGTCCAGCGTTTCCTTCAGGAAATCCAGCGGTTCAGGATCACCGAAGCCCCGGTAAATCAGATCAGTTGAAATGACTTCATAACCGTGGGCCTGAAGCACTTTGGAAATATGGCCTTCACCACAGGCCGGTTCCCAAATGACCGAGGAAAACTGTTCCAGTTCCAGAAGCATTTCCACGGCCCTTGGATCGGTGGCGTAGTAATCAAATGCTTCCCGTTCTTCAGGAACATGGTTGGAACTGCCCAAAGTGGTGAACACCTTCTTGGAACCACTCATTCTGTGTCACCGCCTTTCACAAACACACGGGTTTTCCGATTTCTGATCCACTTGGGAACCGTTGTGAAGCCACAGCGTTTTGTGATCTGCCGGGAAAACTCAATCTTGGAAAGGGCTTGGAAGTTGTTTGCAATGCAATATTCCTTATACCGGCGATACACGGAATCGGTGGCTTCATTTTCAATCCCGTCAAGGCCAACTTCATTGATGAACCCAATAATGGGGTTGTTGTTTTCCTCATATTCGTCCAACTGCCCCTGAACTCTGCTGGAAGTGGTGAACTGTGCGTTCCCAAGAACCCGCTTCAACCCCTGAAGGCCAAGCAAGGCCAGATATTCCATTGAACCCTGTTCACACAGTTCATCCTTGATGAATGGGCGGAAGTCTGCATCATTGGGGGTGAACTTGGCATCGAAGGGAACGATCACCAAACGCCGCTGAACGGCTCCGGTTTTGTCCTTGATACGGGGAATATTGTTGGCGCTGAACAGGAACTTGGAATAATTGTTGAACTCAAATGGATCTTGGCCTTTGCGCTCCACATTCACCCGATCACCCGTGACCAGCTTCTTGAACACGGAAGCATTGGCAATAAATTCATCACCAATATCATCACCGATGTTTGCCAGCTTGCCGAACAGTTCAGCGGTTTTGAACCTATCACCCAATTCCTTCAGGTCAAGGGAAGCAATGTTCTGATCTCCAAGAAGGTTCTTCACCACATGAAGGAAGGTGGATTTGCCGTTGCTCTTATCGCCAATCAGGATGAAGGCTTTGCCAAGTTCGTTGCGGCGGTACATACAATAGCCCACCATTTCTTCCAGCAAGGCCCGAACTTCAGGATCATCACAGGCCAGCCGGTTCAGGGTATGATCCAACAGATCATCATGGGCGGCGGGGTTGTACGGCCACGGGATTTTGTTTGTAATGACCACATCCGGGGTGAACTCTTTGAAGGAACCATCCCGGATATTGTAAAGGCCGTTGCTGAAAGCAATGATATTCGGGTTGGTGGCCTTGGTGTTTTCCTCAATCATGATTTCCAGATAGGACAGGACTTCCGAACGCCACGCCCGTTTCAGGTTGCTGATCAGCTTGATCATGGCCCCTTCAATTTCACCGGCACCGGAAACATAGATACCATCCTTGTAAATGTGAAGCTGGTTATTGATCTTCACAATATGGTTGTTGTTCTTCAGGTAGGTGGCGAACTTATCAAACAGGAAGGTTTTATCCCGGAAGAAGGATGTTTTCTTGAAGGCATCATCCCGAAGGATCACATCAAGTTCCTTGTCGGAAAGGGGCTTCTTCAGCACATAACGGTTAATCAGCCTGATACATTCACGGGCTTCTTCCTTGGTGAAATCGTCACTCTGAAGGGTCAGAATGTAGTTGAACAGGGTTTGGTTCCGCCCATCACCTTCCCCAAGGTTCGGGAAATCATAGTTGCTTTTCACTGGGGTCAGCCACTTGGGAAGTTCCTGAATCTCCCCTTCAGGGAAGTCATACAGAATGGGCCGTTCCACGCCACCGGACTTCAAGATTTCATAGCTGTTATTGGCTCCAACCTTTCCATCCGTGGTGATACCCACGGCCAAGGTGCATTTCGTCCAGCTTTTTTTAACACCACAGTTCTTGAACAAGAAGTGTTTTCCCCGTGTGGTGGCGTACACTCTGCACTTCAGTTCTAAATCCTGAACAATTCTGAACAAAAGTTCAGATGTTTCCGCATCGTCCACATCAATCAGGATGGTTTCTTCTCCAAGAATACCGGCGTATTCATCAAGGTCTTGGACTTCTGAACGGGTTTTCAGTTTTTCAACGCCTTTGAATTTTTCAAGGCATTGTTTATTTCTGGTAGGCACATAGCCCCTAAACAGTTCCATGCTTCAACGCTCCCCCCCCCCGAAAGGTTTTATTGTTCATCGTTCCACCCCGAAATCTTTCAACCGATCCCAAGCAACATCAATGTAATATTGCTTGTCCAGTTCATCCGGGATAGGAAGGTTGGTCACATCATCATTGATGAAAAAACAATGATCTGGGGTGTTTCCGAACTTTTCAGGGTTCTTTTCCCGGCCCTTGACGATTTTCCCGGAAACCTTGAAGATTCCGCCCTTGCTCTGATCCTTGGAAGCGAACACCCGGAAGGTTTTATCCGTCTGAACCTCACCGCCGCTGAAGCGGGTGATTTTCTTAGAACGGCCTTTTTCATCCCTGATCTTAGCTTCCGTAACCACCGGGGAATAAAGGGCATATTTGTACTTGCTGGACACCTTCACAACCTTCTGAAAATCTCGAAGATTGGAACATTCCATGATGGTTGTTTCCGGGCTGATCCCATGAAGGAAATAGTTCACAATGGCCCGGTTGACAATGGGAAGGTCATAATCCAGATCAGACAGCTTTTTGACATAGGCACCCTTGCACTTCCAGCGGGGTTTCCCTTTTTCATCACGAAGCGGCCCGGAAGGAATAATGATGTAATTGTTCACATCCTTCTGATACACCTTTTGAAATTCATCAAATTCAAGGCGCATCCCGGTTCTTTGCTCCCACTCCCAACACAGATCGTCCAGCATTTCAAAATCTTCATACCGGCGAAGTTTGACCAAAATACCATCCGTGTTGCTCTGGATGATTTCACAATGATCTTCCAGCCGTTCAATCAAATCCAGAAGAAGAAGCTGACCGCCCACACAAACATTGTTGGCTTGCCGGGGGTCATACATGGCATTGTGCTTATCCTTCATAGCGCCATAGGTGCTATTCAGAACAATCTTGTAAGGCTGTTGCATGGGGTTCTTCTCCGCCTTCAGCTTCAGGCGGGTGTGATAGATTTCCGCATACTTGGAAGGATCGTGAACATTACGGGAAAGCCACTTATAAACCAGCATCAAAGACGGGTAATAGGAAGCCACATCCACATTGACAAACCAACCTTCCCCGTGATATTTGGGAATGGCCCCGTGAAGGCCACCCCAAGCGAACACATGGGGAACCCCGGCCACATCCAATTCAAGGGTTTTGGAATAATCACGGTTCAAGGGGTTCTTGTACCAATTCAAAACTTCCGTGTATTTTTCGATCCGCAAGCTGGGCGGGAACTCAATTTCAAATTCATCATTGTGTTCCCTTTGAACGGCCCCAAGGATTTTGGCGGAAAGTTGTGCTTTGGTGCGGCCAATGTCAGAAATGGGAAGGTGAAACGCCTTCACAAGTGACATTTGGGCATCAAATTCATCTTCCTTCCGCCGTAACCACACTTCCACCGTCTGTTCCACATCATGGCGGCAATATTTGACCGTTTCGGCCAACTCTGCTTCAGTCAAAGGCCGGTCAATGTCGAAGGGAACAGAAGTTTCTTTTATGGAATGGCCCATGAACGCTTCCAGCGCCTTCAGGCTGATTGGCGGGTTCGGCATCACATCATAATTGATCAGCGGGTATTCCCTGAACAGGCTTGAATATCTGTAACCGGGTTTAGCCTCTGCAATGATCCAATCATTCACAGGCTTTGGATCAAACCCACACAGAATGGCCTTCAGAATGTACTGATCATAGTTCCGGGAATTGTAACCGGCCCAAATCACACCCTTGTGTTCCTCATAGAAGCGTTTTAACTTGTCGGGATCGTTGATAATCACGGTTTCTTTTCGGGCGTTCAGGTCGATCAGGACAACCAGCCAGTCATACCGGAAAACCTCAAAATCATAGAAGATCATCAACTCACATCCTTTCAGCTTTTGTGAAATCGGTCAGCGTTTCCGCCTTATCAGCCCCGCCACGGGAAGGCTTTCACTTGGGGCCATTCCGGGGCTTTCGCCCCGGCTTGAAAGTGAACTTTCAAAAATGGTTCGTGTCCTAAAAGACACTTCCATTGTAAAAAATTTTGGGTCAGTTTTCAACCTCGAAAACTTCTTCAACGGTGATGGAATTGAAGCGGGAATCATCGTAGTCCACCGCATATTCCAAGTTTCCATCAATGGCTTCCGCCACATCAAGAACAAGCTGGGAAAACTGCTTGTAGCTGGTGAAGCTGACAGGAACACCGGAATCCAGCTTTTCAAGGAAGCCCATAGCGGAAGCGATCATGTTCTTGTCATTCTTGGTGCCGTAAAGGACACGGTTCATGAAAAGGCGCTGGTTCTTGAACTCACCGGACAGGATTTTGAAGGACACGGCCAGCATGGGGCGGTTGGGATCGGCCTTGGTGCCTTTGATCTCCATGCTTTCCAGCTTCACTTCATACTTGCCAGCGGGGATGGTGGGGAAATCACCGCCGCCGTTCTTCTTGGCATCCTCCACATCAGCCTGAAGGCCCTTCAGATCAACAGAACGATCAATCTTGTCAAAATCAATAGCCATAGTTTTTTTACCTCCAAAAATGTTGTTATGTTCAAATAGTTTTGAGAATATCAGCCAACCCATGAAACAGGCCGTTCACAAGTTCAGCGGTTCCCTTGGCCCGGTTCATAGTGTCAACTTCTTCTTTCGTAGGGGTAAATTCCTTATCAGGGGCAAACAGATCATCGGTCAGAACCCCATCCAACAGATGATCCAACGCCGCATCAAACATCACTTCATAGAAATCATCGTGGTTGGCGGCATAGTTGGCAATCGCCACCTTTGCGGCGTTCCGGTGAAGCTGGATCAGGGATTCCGGGTCAGCATCAGGCGGGGGGGGATCAGGTTTGCACACACCTGAATCTTGCGAATCAGGCCACGCTTGTTCATTTCCTCTTTGAAATGGTTCAGGGCATCGTTTTTCATTTTGGGTTCCTCCTTATATTTGGTTGGAAATTATCTTTCCAATTTCCCTTACTGCATGGGCGATCTTCTCACGGTTTATCCGTTTTTCTTGAAGAACACCCGTGATAACTGCGGCTTCCGTCTGAATGTCCTGAAAGGCTCTGTGATTGCTTTCAAGGTCAGCTTCATAGGAAGCAAGGTCTGTGTTCTCACCGGCCTTGGCCGATCTGACTTCTTCATCAGCCTTTTCAGCGTATTCCCGGAAATACTTGGCCGCTTCATAGCCCATGTGCTTTTCAACCAGATATTCAAAATCACGGGCCTTGAAAATGGTTTCAGGCTTCCCGGCAATCATCAGCACATCAGCCATTATTCTTCACGCTTCTTCCGGGTACGGCGGGGCGGGTTAGCATCCGTCTTGGGTGCGGGTTCCTCTGCCTGTGCCTTGGGGCGATCCCACAGGGGGCAACCATCGGGGCCGCCTTCCTTGTGGCAACGGTAGCCAGCGTCAATGGACGGACAAAGGGGGATTTCCGGGTTCTGATCGTGCTGTCTGAAAATGCGTTCACCGTCCGGGCATTTGGGAAGATCGTTCCAAGGCGGGGTGTCACCGGTGGCCGGTTCATCAACAGGAACAGAATCATCCTTTTCACCGCCGCCCGGTGTCCAAGTTCCATCAGGATCACCACAAGCCGCCTTTGCCGCATCTTCAGCCGGATCATAGTTACCAGCCGGGGGCGGGGTTACAGTCTTGGCCTTTCTGCCCCTTCTGCTGGGCGCTGTGGTGGGCGTGTCGGTGGTTTCAGGTGCGGGGGTAGCCGGGGCATTGCCGCCACGCTTCACGGCTCCTGCGGCCTTCTGGTTGGCTTCCTCGTAGACTTCACAGAAAGCGTCATAGGTCAGCGGGATTTCCTTATCACGGACAGTCAAACGGCCACCGCCGAAGATCACTTCAGAAGTCTTGAAAGACAGCACCCGTTCATCATCGTCCGCCACGATACGGGCCACCAGATCAACCATACCGGCCACCTTGTTTGCCACCTTATCCTGAAGGTTCGGCTTGATGGAACTGATCTTATCGCCGCCCTTGCGGGTCAGGTCACGGCTTCTGTCCTCATGGCTGATCAGGATGATGTTTTCATAGTCCAGATTCACAAGCCGCTTCAGGGTGTTCAGGAACTCGCTTCTGACCATATCCCACGCACGGAAGGAATCATCAGATTCATGCTTCCAGCCCTGACGGTCACAGATGTAAACCCGGCACGATTCATAAACATCTTCCAGAAGGTCAACCACGATGGTTCGGAAATCGTTCTGTTTCTTTTCCAGTTCGGCCACGGCATCCATGAACACTTCATAGGCCAACTTGCGCTTGGTGATACGGCCTTCCACCGTAACGGTGTCACGAATGGCGATATAGGGGGCATCCACAAACTTGATGTTGCCATCCGTGTTCAACATCAGGGGATCGGGGAACTGATTGGCAAAGAAGGTTTTGCCGCTGAAGGGTGCGCCGTAAAGCCACACAACCTTCTTCTTGGTGGCGTTCAGATCACGGCGTTCATTCTTGGGAAGTAACATATAATCCCATCCTTTCTGACAATATTCTTCATACTCACACCATCCACAAAAATGGTTTGGGTTCTTGGGAAAGTCTGTGGCTTCAACCATGTGCTTCACATCGGTCAGGAAGTCCACAATCTTCATGGGGTTGTACTGAACCGGCATCAGCGTTGGTTCAGAATCTTTCAAGGCCGCTTGCAAGCGGTCACGGAATTGGGAAAGGGTTTCGGTGCTTTTCTGCCTGATCTTGGGCTTGGGAACAATCAGGAAATACATATTTCTGATCCGGTGGCCGGGATGGGTCAGTTCATACCAATACTTGTATTCGTGAAGCTGACCGGAAACGGCGTAGTTCTTGGCGTTGTTGGAATACTTGAAATCGTACAGATCAAACGCTTCAAATTCATTCAAATCTCCACCAGTGATCAGGCCATCCAGCTTCAGGCCCTTCCCCACGGGAACCAGATAATCCATAAAGCCGATGAAATCAGCGTTCCCGATTGGAAGTTCAAAGGTTCCGCCCGGTGGCAACATGGCCTTTGCCTTGGGGATCATGGCTTCCAACTTCATCATTTCATGAATGTGATCATCTGTCAGAACCGGGAAGCTGTTCTTGTAGAAGTCAAGGGCTTGTTCAACCCCTTCTTCAATGCCGGTGTGAAGGGCGGTGCCAAGGATCAGGGCGTTGTCTGCGTCCGTGTTCGGGATCGTGTCTATCCCTTCCACATATCGCAAGCGGTATTTGTATGGGCATCTATCAAAGACTTCAACCCGGCTGTGGGAAACTCGCATTGTTTCACCCCTTTCACAATAGTCTTGAAGGCTTCAAAGCCTTCCGGGTAAAGGATGAACCCGAACCCCTGTGAACCGTTGATTTGGGCCAAATTACGCTTCTGAAGCACAGATGGGGTTCCATCGGTGGCCTTCAGCTCCACTTCAAGGGCAATGCCCTTCACGGTGATCCGCATATCGGGAAGGCCGCTTTTCACATACCGGCTTCCACCCCAACGCTTTTCATAGAAGCCACAAGGCGGGGCGCTCATGCGGTCAACTGGTTCACCCAAGGGATAAATCCCTTCACTTTCCAACCACTTCTTCAGGCGGTTTTC